TTATGGACGCATTATGGACATTCCTGACACCGGGTTAAGAGTCACTGCATCTTGTAAGAAATCCGGTGCAAAGTGTGCGTAGGTCATAGTTTGCTGAATGTTAGAATGACCCAGGATGCGCTGCAATGTGATTATGTTACCTCCATTCATTATAAAATGTGTGGCAAATGTATGCCTCAAAACATGCACTGCCTGTCCGTCAGGTAAATCGGGTTTTACTTCCCTGAGAGCGTTGCGCACTTTGTAGTAACTGGCATTAAAAAGCCTGCCTGAATTTTTGGTCTTGATCCGTTTAATCAGGTCCTGCGACACGGGAATTGTCCTGCGCTTTCCGTTTTTAGTTTTCATAAACGTAACCATCTGGTTAATGATGTGTTCAGCTTTTAAATTTGACACTTCACTCCAGCGTCCACCAGTAGAAAGGCAGACCAGAGTTGCATTTAATTCATCACCATCAAGCATGGATAACAGCCGCGTAATCTCTTCACTGGACAAAAAAGCCATTTCCGTAACAGCTTCACGTAACCGCTTAACCTCACGGAACGGGTTGTGAGAGTGGTATTCACCGGCGTCAATTAACTTGGTGAACATCCCGCTCATTATTGCCAGATGCCGATTTACGCTGGCTGGTTTAAGACCATCGTTCATCATTACAACGCGATAATCAGTTATCGTTTTCTTTGTTAGCTGGTCAGCTCTGGACACTCCCATTTCTGCAAATTTGGCGATTATTGTCGTCAAACGCCCCCCGTTCAATATCTCCACGCTCATGTGATTTTCCGTGATATATCCACCATCTGCCTAACAACTCTGTAAGAGTTCGGCGGTCGGCTGGCTTCTCCAACCACTCTTTGTTGTGGTAGTTAACCAGGACATGACGTTCGAATGCTTGAGCTTCACCCTTAGTTTTAAATTTCCGCCTGATACGTTTTCCATCTGCACCCTGCGGTCTGACGTCCACTTCATAACGACCATCATCGAGCTTTTTAATAGACATAAAGCCCTCCGATGACGCTGTTTACTTCTACTACTTGAAAATTAATGCAATTTTCTTTCGTACATTTACTGCACACATATGCTGAATAAATCGTCAGCCAGTCTTTTGGTCTGAGTGGTGCAAGGTTGTTGAGTCTTGCCCAATGTGCGCGAGCGCCGGGGCTATTTGTCCGCCAGCGGGATCAGTTTCATCAAACATGAACCAGTCACGGTACTTGCGAAATCTTTCTGGCTTGAAAAATTTCATACCTGCGTCAAAAGACATCTTTACTTTTCCCTGCTCATATCCAGCATAGGTGTTGTAGTTAATCCCAGTTAATTCAGCGACTTGCTTCCTTGTCATCCTTTCTGACTCCCTAATAAGTGCGAGTTTCTCTGCTTGAGATTTGATTTGTGTATTTGACATGAATTGTCGTATCTCGTAATTTATGTTGCATGCGACAAGCCAGAACAACGCAGAGCGGCTTCAAATAGCTCTGGTTGAATGGCACCAAAGTTGAGGATATCAAAATGAGTATTGGATCAGAAATGAATAACGATGTTGGAGAAAAAGTATCTGATCTCACAAAAAGTAAAAAAATGTGACATCAAGCTCGCTGCCGCACCGTCGGATCTACTCTCGAAAGAGGGTTTTGCTCTTTACATCGGTAAGACGCCTCGCGCTGTAGCTGAAATGGCGAAAGCAGGCAAGCTGCCTGCCTTTTACATGGCAGACCCATTAAAGCCGGGAGGTCATGCTGAGTTATGGATTAATCGTCGTGAGTGGGACAAGTACGCAGCACAGCTAGTCGATGAAGCTCCATCAGAATGGCACGACTGGAAAAATCGCATTAGTTATAGCAAATCAAGACATGGCCGTGCGGCTTAAGGTGGAAAGGATGAAGGAGCCGCGTTGTATTGCTCAGTTATTGCGTAACGAAAGCCCCAGGGCGATTGACTTCACCATCACCCACGGGAAGGGACGCAAGGGAATCATTATCCGCACCAAAAAACAGAGTCCGTTAAAGAAGGCTCTGACCTTTCTGAAAAGCCGGAGGGTCTGGAAATGACAGTGATGACGCTTAATCTCGTTGAAAAACAGCCAGCAGCTATGCGCCGGATAATTGGTAAGCATCTGGCCGTCCCTCGCTGGCAGGATACATGTGATTATTATAATCAGATGATGGAACGCGAACGGCTAACGGTTTGCTTTCATGCGCAGTTAAAACAACGTCATGCAACGATGCGTTTTGAAGAAATGAACGACGTCGAACGTGAACGGCTGGTTTGTGCAATTGATGAATTGCGTGGGGCATTCTCAAAACGCCGTCAGGTTGGCGCAAGTGAGTATGCATATATTAGTTTTTTAACAGTCAGTCAGCGTCGTACTTTATTTATGCATGCCGGATTGACTGAAAAAGAATTCAACCAGCCATACTGGCGAATTAATGAAGAGTCATGTTACTGGCGTGATGCTTTATTCCGTGCATTACGTGAATTATTCAGCCTGTTTGAGTATGCACCGACAATTCTGACGTCGGTAAAACCAGAGCAATATCTGCATTAAATAATTAACCAGAGTTTTAAACGCACTTAATCGTGCGGGGCTTCTTTTTGCCTGGAGAAAGTTATGCATACAGTTTCTGAAAATCAGTGCGGTAAATACGCATTACTGCTGCAACAGGCCAGAACCGAAGCACAGGCTGACGCTGCGACGCGCTTTTCTTCTCATCTTGACGCCATGATTCGCCACATCACAAAGGCGGAGTTATCCCGCGTGGAGATAGTCGAGCTGCTCAGTCAGGAGTCGGAAAAATTTCACAATATCGGATTGTCTCGCGGGGAGGTACTTTGATGTCCTGTTCTCATTCAGTTGTATTACTGAATAACGCCTTAAAAATCGCCGTTATGGAAAATGGTGATTTGTCTCTTATTCAACTTTGTCTTGATAAAGAAAAACGCGACATAACTGAATCTGTTATCGCGATTTATCAGAATGAATTAAACCTCCTGTCTGATGTGGTCAATTTACTTGTTAAACGCGCTGTATTTCATAAGCAAATTTCATCCGTGGATGAACTGACAAAATTAACGACAGAAATCGCCAGCTATTGCGCTGATGAATTTAAGAAGCTGAACGACAAAAGGAGCTGGTAATGCCGGACAACGTAGATTTTATTCAGGAACAACAGGCTGAATTACTGGAGCGCCAGATTAACGCGGCAAGGGTAAAACATTGCGGTGTTTCTTCGCTGGTTTGCGAAGAGTGTGATGCGCCAATACCTGCTGCCCGTCGTGCGGCTTATCCGTCAGCCACGCGTTGTGTTTCCTGTCAGTCAGTCTTTGAAGCAAAAAACAAACATTACCGGAGAACGGCATGAGTATTCGTATTGAAATTGGCGAACGTTATGTCGTTACCAGTGACAGCTTTCAGTTTATTCTCCACGAGAAAAAGAGAGCGGAAAGCGGTAAAAACGCCGGTCAGGAATGGCTGTCGGTGGTTGGTTATTACCCGAAATTAAGCCAGCTCGTTTCCGGCCTGATGCATCACGATATTCTGACCGGAAGCGCAAAGTCTTTTGCTGATTTAAACGCGCAGGTTGAGCAACTCAGCAGGCGTTGTTCAGAGGCTTTTGGCTCATATGGCCGTTAAAGCCTCCGGGCGTTTTGTCCCTCCGTCAGCATTTGCCGTAGGCACCGGTAAGGCGTTTACCGGTGCTTATGCATGGAACGCGCCACGCGAGGCCGTCGGGCGCGAAAGACCCCTTACACGTGACGAGATGCGTCAGGTGCAAGGTGTTTTATCCACGATTAATCGCCTGCCTTACTTTTTGCGCTCGCTGTTTACTTCACGCTATGACTACATCCGGCGCAATAAAAGCCCGGTGCACGGGTTTTATTTCCTCACATCCACTTTTCAGCGTCGTTTATGGCCGCGCATTGAGCGCGTTAATCAGCGCCATGAAATGAACACCGACGCGTCGTTGCTGTTTCTGGCAGAGCGTGACCACTATGCGCGCCTGCCTGGAATGAATGACAAGGAGCTGAAAAAGTTTGCCGCCCGTATCTCATCGCAGCTTTTCATAATGTATGAGGAACTCTGCGATGCCTGGGTGGATGCGCATGGCGAGAAAGAATCGCTGTTTACGGATGAGGCGCAGGCTCACCTGTATGGTCATGTTGCTGGCGCTGCACGTGCTTTCAATATTTCCCCGCTCTACTGGAAAAAATACCGTAAAGGGCAGATGACCACGAGGCAGGCATATTCTGCCATTGCCCGTCTGTTTAACGATGAATGGTGGACTCATCAGCTTAAAGGCCAGCGTATGCGCTGGCATGAGGCGTTACTGATTGCTGTCGGGGAGGTCAATAAAGACCGTTCTCCTTATGCCAGTAAACATGCCATTCGTGATGTGCGTGCGCGCCGCCAGGCAAATCTGGAATTTCTTAAATCGTGTGACCTTGAAAACAGGGAAACCGGCGAGCGCATCGACCTTATCAGTAAGGTGATGGGCAGTATTTCTAATCCAGAAATTCGCCGGATGGAGCTGATGAACACCATCGCCGGTATTGAGCGTTACGCTGCCGCAGAGGGTGATGTGGGGATGTTTATCACGCTGACCGCGCCGTCAAAGTATCACCCGACACGTCAGGTCAGAAAAGGCGAAAGTAAAACCGTCCAGCTAAATCACGGCTGGAATGATGAGGCATTTAATCCAAAGGATGCGCAGCGTTATCTCTGCCGTATCTGGAGCCTGATGCGCACGGCATTCAAGGATAATGATTTACAGGCCTACGGTTTGCGTGTTGTTGAACCACACCACGACGGAACGCCGCACTGGCATATGATGCTTTTTTGTAATCCACGCCAGCGTAACCAGATTATTGAAATCATGCGTCGCTATGCGCTCAAAGAGGATGGCGACGAAAGAGGAGCCGCGCGAAACCGTTTTCAGGCAAAACACCTTAACCGGGGCGGTGCTGCGGGATATATCGCGAAATACATCTCAAAAAACATCGACGGCTATGCACTGGATGGTCAGCTCGATAATGATACCGGTAGGCCGCTGAAAGACACAGCTGCGGCTGTTACCGCATGGGCGTCAACGTGGCGCATTCCGCAATTTAAAACGGTTGGTCTGCCGACAATGGGGGCTTACCGTGAACTACGCAAATTGCCTCGCGGCGTCAGCATTGCTGATGAGTTTGACGAGCGCGTCGAGGCTGCACGCGCCGCTGCAGACAGTGGTGATTTTGCGTTGTATATCAGCGCGCAGGGCGGGGCAAATGTCCCGCGCGATTGTCAGACTGTCAGGGTCGCCCGTAGCCCGTCGGATGACGTTAACGAGTACGAGGAAGAAGTCGAGAGAGTGGTCGGCATTTACGCGCCGCATCTCGGCGCGCGTCATATTCATATCACCAGAACGACGGACTGGCGCATTGTGCCGAAAGTTCCGGTCGTTGAGCCTTTGACTTTAAAAAGCGGCATCGCCGCGCCTCGGAGTCCTGTCAATAACTGTGGAAAGGTCACCGGTGGTGATACTTCGTTACCGGCTCCCACACCTTCTGAGCACGCCGCAGCAGTGCTTAATCTGGTTGATGACGGTGTTATCGAATGGAATGACCCGGAGGTCGTGAAGGCGCTCAGGGGCGCATTAAAACACGGGCTGAGAACGCCAAATCGTCAGCAAAGAAACGGAAGCCCGTTAAAACCGCATGAAATTGCACCATCGGCCAGACTGACCCGGTCGGAACGAATGCAAATTACCCGTATCCGCGTTGACCTTGCTCAGAACGGTATCAGGCCGCAGCGATGGGAGCTTGAGGTGCTGGCGCGTGGGGCAACGGTAAGCTATTGTGGGGAAAAATTTACGTATCCGGTCGCTGATGAGTGGCCGGAGGATATAACAGATATTAAGTGGAGCTAATGATAATTTAACTCATCAGAATAGAATATTGTGTTCGCTCTTGATAACTGCTTAATGGATGATTTGAAAAGCCATGTTATGTTACTAGCATGGCTTTGGGATATTAATTGCTGTATTCTTTAAAGAATAAATCAACTTCTTCGGGTATTATGTCATTATCCATTTTCTCAAATTTTTCTGCATCAACAATTTTTGTTTTCGTTAGTAATGATAATATTTGGGCTTTGTTTCTGTTCGTTTCTTTTCCTGGAATCCAGTCAATATTCCATAAATTATTTTCAGAAACTGTTTTCTTTTTCGTGAGTTCATCATTTACACGGACGCATAGAGCTGACTTATAAGAGCTTTCCCACTCTGGGTTTATTTTTGCTTGAATTCGCTGAAACCATATATCAAGCATTTCTGTATTGGGTTGCTTAGCAAGTTTTTTATGGAGTTGTTCTAGTTTTTTGAATTTAGGATATGTGTCGTCAGTATAAAGAAAACTGAGGAGTTTTGAGAAAATGGCAGTTCCTGCTGGGTACGTTGTAGGGTTTTTTGCCATGATGCTTGAAATAATACCAAGCATGGCATCTATTTGGTGACCGTTATCTGTAATTGTATTCATTCTAAATAATTTTCTAAGAAAATCATTGAGATATCTAACGATTGTTTTCGAGTTTGGATGTTTTAGTGAGAGTAAATATATTGAGTAGAGCATTTTCTGGAGTGACTTGTGTCTTTTTTCTTTGATATAGTCTTTTTTGGCTTGTTTCAAGGAGTGAAGCACAATATCTTCATATAGCTCAGTTTTTTTTGAGTTTTAGATCTAAACCAAAATCACCTAACACGTTGACTAAACATTTGGATATTATGTCTAAATCATCTTTACTATTAGAAAAAATCCGGTAATCATCACGGTAACGTACAACCTTGTAGTTTGTAATCTTGAATTCGTTAGTTTTTTTTCTTAATTCTATATCGATTTTACCCAGGATAAGCTCAGCAAAAGTATCCATCAATGTGCTGCCGAGTGGAATACCATTTGTCTGATTGTTCATCATCATTTGAATGTGGTTGTCAATTAATCGGCCAGGGTTGTTTTTGTCTTTTTTCTTCTTTGCCTCTTCTTTTGATATGAATACCCATTCAAAACTATGAGTATATATTGATGGGTAGAAGTTTGAGATATCAGTGCTGAACATGAATTCATATTCAAGAGCAAGGGCAAGGCTTTTTTGTTCAAAATCTCCCCACCAATTCATTACTGACGCCGCAATGTTTGATGAGTCGTCTTTCCTGACGGGGATGCTTGAACATGTAAAAAGGTCGTTTGATTCAAAAGATTTGAATTTTTCTGTTATGATTTCCCAAGTTGTTGGTGCTGTGATTTTTCTACAGAAGTAGACATAATAAAGAGGATTGATAAGTGTTATCCTGCGCCAGCTATATAGTCCATCTTTACTGACAAGCACCTCATAATTGATATTTTTACCCATCAGGTCTTTGGCGGTTGGTTCAATTTTAATTTTTTTGTTATGGATAGACGAATTAATATTATTTAATAACGTAGCGAAATTAATATATGCTGGCAATTCTAAGGTTGTGTAGGAATCATGGCGAAGAAAATATGACAGTGCTTCTTCACTGGTTAGTTCATATACTTTTTTCATGAGGATAATGCTCTTTTAAGGGATTGTGTTTTTTTATCATGAAATTGAAGGTATTGCGAGGGGCGGCAGCGCATTTGACTGCGTCTATTTGCATGTGATTTTGATAACGGTTTTTGTGTTCCGACTGCAACGCAGCACTGGGGAGGGAGACATAATGCATCTGCATCAAAACAGCCCCATGAAGCGGGCGGGCGAGGCGGGGAAAGCACTGCGCGCTGGCGGTGGTGCTGATTTTATTTTTTCAGTGTCTGAGCGCGTCGTGAAGGCGCTTAGTCTGCCCGTTGAGGCGTTGGTGTGTCTGCGGGGTGTTTTGTGCGGTGGTGAGCGTGTGAGGGCGTGATGACGGGGTGTAAAAAAGCCGCCCGCAGGCGGCGATGTTCAGCCGTTGTCAGTGTCCAGTGAGTAGTTTTTAAAGCGGATGACCTCCTGACCGAGCCAGCCGTTTATTTCCCGAATCCTGTCCTGTAGCGGGATAAGCTCATTGCGGACAAAGACCTTTGCCACTTTCTCAATATCACCCAGAGACCCGACGTTTTCCGGCTTGCCACCCATCAACTGAAAGGGGATGCGGTGCGCGTCCAGCAGGTCAGCGGCGCTGGCTTTTTTGATATTAAAAAAATCGTCCTTCGTTGCCACTTCACTGAGCGGGATAATTTTAATGCCGTCGGCTTTTCCCTGCGGGGCATAGAGAAACAGGTTTTTAAAGTTGTTGCGGCCTTTCGACTTGATCATGTTTTCGCGAAGCATTTCGATATCGTTGCGATCCTGCACGGCATCGGTGACGTACATGATGTATCCGGCATGAGCGCCGTTTTCGTAATACTTGCGGCGGAACAGCGTGGCCGACTCATTCAGCCAGGCAGAGTTAAGGGCGCTGAGATATTCCGGCAGGCCGTACAGCTCCTGATTAATATCCGGCTCCAGCAGGTGAAACACGGAACCGGGCGCGAAGGCTGTCGGCTCGTTGAAGGACGGCACCCACCAGTAAACATCCTCTTCCACACCACGGCGGGTATATTTTGCCGGTGAGGTTTCCAGTCTGATGACCTTACCGGTGGTGCTGTAACGCTTTTCCAGAAACGCATTACCGAACACCAGAAAATCCAGCACAAAGCGGCTGAAATCCTGCTGGGACAGCCACGGGTGCGGGATAAATGTCGAGGCCAGAATATTACGTTTGACGTAAATCGGTGAGCTGTGATGCACGGCAGCACGCAGGCTTTTTGCCAGACCGGTAAAGCTGACCGGCGGCTCATACCATCTGCCGTTACTGATGCACTCGACGTAATCCAGAATGTCACGGCGGTCGAGTACCGGCACCGGCTCACCAAAGGTGAATGCCTCCATTTTCGGGGCGCTGGCGGTCATTTTTTTTGCCGCAGGTTGCGGTGTTTTCCCTTTTTTCTTGCTCATCAGTAAAACTCCAGAATGGTGGATGTCAGCGGGGTGCTGATACCGGCGGTGAGTGGCTCATTTAACAGGGCGTGCATGGTCGCCCAGGCGAGGTCGGCGTGGCTGGCTTCCTCGCTGCGACTGGCCTCATAGGTGGCGCTGCGTCCGCTGCTGGTCATGGTCTTGCGGATAGCCATAAACGAGCTGGTGATGTCGGTGGCGCTGACGTCATATTCCAGACAGCCACGGCGGATAACGTCTTTTGCCTTGAGCACCATTGCGGTTTTCATTTCCGGTGTGTAGCGGATATCGCGCGCGGCGGGATAGAACGAGCGCACGAGCTGGAACACGCCGACACCGAGGCCGGTGGCATCAATACCGATGTATTCGACGTTGTATTTTTCGGTGAGTTTGCGGATGGATTCCGCCTGAGTGGCAAAGTCCATGCCTTTCCACTGGTGACGCTCAAGTATTCTGAATTTGCCACCGGCCACCACCGGCGGTGCCAGTACCACGCATCCGGCGCTGTCGCCACGGTGTGACGGGTCGTAACCAATCCATACCGGGCGGGAGCCGAACGGATTCGCGGCAAACGGCGCATAGTCTTCCCATTCTTCCAGCGTGTCGACCATGCAGCGTTGCAGCTCCTCGAACGGGAACACCGACGCCTTGTCGTCAACAAATTCACACATGAACAGGTTTTTAAAATCGTCGGCGCTGTTTTCGCGTTTGAGCTGCTCAATGTCGAACAGTGTGCAGCCACCTTTCAGGGCATCCTCAATGGTGACAATCTGCCGCCACTGACCGTCCGCACAGAGAAGCCCACCGGCTAGGGCGTTATGACTGACGTCGATTTCCACACGTTCGGCGGCGCTGGCGCGTCCCCGGTTGAACAGTTCACCAGACCAGAACGGGTAGGCGTCGTGCGCCAGCGTGGACGGGGTGGAGAAATAGGTCGAGCGCAGGTGACTCTGTGAGGCCATACCTGATGCCACCTTACGCAGTACCTGAAAATTCGGGATCCAGAAAATCTCGTCGACGTACAGGTCGCCGTTATGGCTCTGTGCGGTGTTGGAGTTGGTGCCGAGAAAAATCAGTTTTGCGCCGTTATTGCCCAGGACAATCGGGTCACCGGTAAGGTCAACGTCAACCAGACGGGCAAAGGCGATGATGTATTCGCGGAACACATACGCCTGCGTTTTACTGGCCGACAGAAAAATCTGGTTATGACCGGTTTTCAGGGCGCGCAGCAGCGCCTCGCGGGAAAAATAAAACGTTGCGCCAATCTGGCGGGATTTCAGAATATCGCGGATGCGGTGCTCAAGCCCGGCGCGATACCAGTGCAACTGATATTCAAAAGACTGCTCAAAGAAAATCTGCTCCAGCTTTTCGATGGCCTCGTCACTGAAAAAATTCTTTTTCGGTTTGCGGCGCCCGCCTTTGTTGCGGTTAGCAACGTTCGGATTAAGGTCTGCCTCGTTGCCGGTCTGACTGTAACGGTTTACCCGTGCCAGTCGTTCAATCTGGCGTCCCAGCAGGTCAATTTCCTTGAAGTCACCGCCGGTTTTCTGCGGTTTGATGATGAGCTGGGTCAGCCGCGCTTCCAGACTCATTTCGACACGGCTGATGGGGGCAACGCTGTCCCAGCCGTCGCGCTGTTTCCAGCTCTGCACCGTCGGGCGTTTCATCTGCAACATGGCGGCAATCTGCGGCACGGAAAATCCCTGCCAGTACAGCAGCGCCGCCTGACGACGCGGGTCGTGTAAAAGAGTGGTGTCTGTGGTGATGGTCATGAATACCTCGCCGTGATGAATACACGGCAAGGCTACTGAGTCGCGCCCCGCGATTCGCTAAGGTGCTGTTGTGTCAGTGATAAGCCATCCGGGACTGATGGCGGAGGATGCGCATCGTCGGGAAACTGATGCCGACATGTGACTCCTCTAATCACTATTCAGGACTCCTGACAATGGCAAAAAAAGTCTCAAAATTCTTTCGTATCGGCGTTGAGGGTGACACCTGTGACGGGCGTGTCATCAGTGCGCAGGATATTCAGGAAATGGCCGAAACCTTTGACCCGCGTGTCTACGGTTGCCGCATTAACCTGGAACATCTGCGCGGCATCCTGCCTGACGGTATTTTTAAACGTTATGGCGATGTGGTCGAACTGAAGGCCGAAAAGATTGACGACGATTCGGCGCTGAAAGGCAAATGGGCGCTGTTTGCGAAAATCACCCCGACCGATGACCTTATCGCGATGAACAAGGCCGCGCAGAAGGTCTATACCTCAATGGAAATTCAGCCGAACTTTGCCAACACCGGCAAATGTTATCTGGTGGGTCTGGCCGTCACCGATGACCCGGCAAGCCTCGGTACGGAATACCTGGAATTCTGCCGCACGGCAAAACACAACCCCCTGAACCGCTTCAAATTAAGCCCTGAAAACCTGATTTCAGTGGCAACGCCTGTTGAGCTGGAATTTGAAGACCTGCCTGAAACCGTGTTCACCGCCCTGACCGAAAAGGTGAAATCCATTTTTGGCCGCAAACAGGCCAGCGATGACGCCCGTCTGAATGACGTGCATGAAGCGGTGACCGCTGTTGCTGAACATGTGCAGGAAAAACTGAGCGCCACTGAGCAGCGCCTCGCTGAGATGGAAACTGCCTTTTCCGCTCTTAAGCAGGAGGTGACTGACAGGGCAGATGAAACCAGCCAGGCATTCACCCGCCTGAAAAACAGTCTCGACAGCACCGAAAGTCTGACCCAGCAGCGCCGCAGCAAGGCCACCGGCGGTGGCGGTGACGCCCTGATGACGAACTGCTGACCGGCGTCAGTCAGTCCGGGAAAACCTTCACGATTAACCCTTAATTTCAGGAAAAACTATGCGCCAGGAAACCCGCTTTAAATTTAATGCCTACCTGTCCCGTGTTGCCGAACTGAACGGCATCGACGCCGGTGATGTGTCGAAAAAATTCACCGTTGAACCGTCGGTCACCCAGACCCTGATGAACACCATGCAGGAGTCCTCTGATTTCCTGACCCGCATCAACATTGTGCCGGTCAGCGAAATGAAAGGGGAAAAAATTGGCATCGGTGTCACCGGCTCCATCGCCAGCACCACCGATACCGCCGGTGGCACCGAGCGTCAGCCGAAGGACTTCTCGAAGCTGGCGTCAAACAAGTACGAATGCGACCAGATTAACTTCGATTTTTATATCCGCTACAAAACGCTTGACCTGTGGGCGCGTTATCAGGATTTCCAGCTCCGTATCCGTAACGCCATTATCAAACGCCAGTCCCTTGATTTCATCATGGCCGGTTTTAACGGCGTGAAGCGTGCCGAAACCTCTGACCGCAGCAGCAATCCGATGTTGCAGGATGTGGCGGTCGGCTGGCTGCAGAAATACCGCAATGAAGCACCGGCGCGCGTGATGAGCAAGGTCACTGACGAGGAAGGTCACACGACCTCTGAGGTCATCCGCGTGGGTAAGGGCGGTGATTATGCCAGCCTTGATGCACTGGTGATGGATGCGACCAATAACCTGATTGAACCGTGGTATCAGGAAGACCCTGACCTTGTGGTGATTGTGGGGCGTCAGCTACTGGCGGACAAGTATTTCCCCATCGTCAACAAGGAGCAGGACAACAGCGAAATGCTGGCCGCTGACGTCATCATCAGCCAGAAACGCATCGGTAACCTGCCGGCGGTGCGCGTCCCGTACTTCCCGGCAGATGCGATGCTCATCACGAAGCTGGAAAACCTGTCCATCTACTACATGGATGACAGCCATCGCCGCGTGATTGTGAAAAACCCGAAACTCGACCGCGTGGAGAACTACGAGTCAATGAACATTGATTACGTGGTGGAAGACTACGCCGCCGGTTGTCTGGTGGAAAAAATTAAGGTCGGTGATTTTTCCACACCGGCTAAGGCGACCGCAGAGCCGGGAGCGTAACCGATGACGAGTCCCGCACAGCGCCACATGATGCGGGTCTCGGCAGCGATGACCGCGCAGCGGGAAGCCGCCCCGCTGCGACATGCAACTGTCTATGAGCAGATGCTGGTCAAGCTGGCCGCAGACCAGCGCACACTGAAAGCGATTTATTCAAAAGAGCTGAAGGCCGCAAAAAAACGCGAACTGCTGCCGTTCTGGTTGCCGTGGGTGAACGGCGTGCTGGAGCAGGGCAAAGGCGCACAGGATGACATTCTGATGACGGTCATGCTGTGGCGTCTGGATACCGGCGATATTGCCGGTGCGCTGGAGATTGCCCGTTATGCCCTGAAGTACGGTCTGACCATGCCGGGTAAACACCGCCGCACCCCGCCGTACATGTTCACCGAGGAGGTGGCGCTCGCGGCCATGCGCGCTCACGCTGCCGGTGAGTCTGTGGATACCCGCCTGCTGACGGACACCCTCGAACTGACCGCCACGGCTGACATGCCTGATGAAGTACGCGCAAAGCTGCACAAAATCACCGGTCTGTTTCTGCGTGACGGTGGTGATGCCGCCGGTGCGCTGGCGCACCTGCAACGTGCGACACAGCTCGACTGTCAGGCAGGCGTCAAAAAAGAGATTGAACGACTGGAGCGGGAGCTGAAACCGAAGCCGGAGCCGCAGCCCAAAGCGGCCACCCGTACCCCGCGTAAGACCCGGAGCGTGACACCGGCAAAACGTGGACGCCCGAAAAAGAAAGCCAGTTAACAACCGAATGCGCCCCGCGCCAGGGCGGCACGCCGGTCAGTGAGGGTGAATCACCTGACACTGCACCGGCGTCCACCGCCCGACTTTTCAGAGGTAGTCATGATGACGCTGATTATTCCGCGAAAGGAGGCTCCCGTGTCCGGTGAGGGTACGGTGGTCATCCCGCAACCGGCAGGCGACGAGCCGGTGATTAAAAACACGTTCTTTTTTCCCGATATCGACCCGAAGCGCGTCCGGGAACGTATGCGCCTTGAGCAGACCGTCGCCCCCGCCCGTCTGCGAGAGGCCATCAAGTCAGGCATGGCTGAAACGAATGCGGAGCTGTACGAGTACCGCGAACAGAAAATTGCTGCCGGTTTTACGCGTCTGGTGGACGTCCCGGCGGACGACATCGACGGTGAAAGCATCAAAGTTTTTTACTACGAGCGTGCCGTGTGTGCGATGGCGACCGCGTCGCTTTATGAGCGTTATCGCGGCGTGGATGCCAGTGCGAAAGGCGACAAGAAGGCCGACAGCATTGACAGCACCATTGATGAACTGTGGCGGGATATGCGCTGGGCAGTGGCGCGCATCCAGGACAAGCCGCGCTGCATCGTGAGTCAAATCTGATGAAGACCTTTGCGCTACAGGGCGACACGCTTGACGCCATTTGTGTCCGGTATTACGGGCGCACTGAGGGCGTGGTTGAGACCGTGCTCGCCGCAAATCCGGGACTGGCTGAACTGGGTGCGGTGCTGCCACACGGCACCGCCGTCGAACTGCCCGACGTTCAGACCGCGCCCGTGGCTGAAACTGTCAATCTGTGGGAGTAACGCATGACAGCAGAAGAAAAAAGCGTCCTGTCGCTTTTCATGATTGGGGTGCTGATTGTTGTCGGCAAGGTGCTTGCCGGTGGTGAACCCATCACCCCGCGTCTGTTTATCGGGCGCATGTTGCTCGGTGGTTTTGTCTCGATGGTTGCCGGTGTTGTTCTGGTGCAGTTTCCTGACCTGTCACTGCCTGCAGTGTGCGGCATCGGCTCCATGCTGGGTATCGCCGGTTATCAGGTGATTGAGATTGCCATTCAGCGCCGTTTTAAGGGCAGGGGGAAACAGTAATGCCGGTAATTAACACGCATCAGAATATCGCGGCCTTTCTCGACATGCTGGCGGTGTCCGAAGGGACGGCGAATCATCCGCTGACGAAAAACCGGGGCTATGACGTGATAGTCACCGGACTGGACGGAAAGCCGGAAATTTTCACCGACTACAGTGACCACCCGTTCGCCCATGGCCGACCGGCGAAGGTGTTTAACCGTCGCGGTGAAAAATCCACGGCCTCCGGTCGCTATCAGCAGCTTTACCTGTTCTGGCCGCATTACCGCAAACAGCTTGCCCTGCCTGATTTCAGTCCGTTGTCACAGGACAGACTCGCCATTCAGTTGATCCGCGAACGCGGTGCACTGGATGACATCCGGGCGGGACGCATTGAGCGCGCCATTTCACGCTGTCGCAATATCTGGGCGTCCCTGCCGGGTGCCGGTTACGGTCAGCGTGAGCATTCACTGGAAAAACTGGTCACCGTCTGGCGTACCGCTGGCGGCGTACCGGCTTAAACGGAGTAAACACCATGAAGAAATTATCCCTTTTACTGATGCTGAACGTGTCGCTGGCGCTGATGCTGGCACTGTCCCTGATTTACCCGCAGAGCGTGGCCGTCAATTTTGTCGCTGCCTGGGCGATTCTGGCGACGGTTATCTGTGTGGTTGCCGGTGGTGTCGGCGTGTATGCCACTGCGTATGTGCTGGAACGCTACAGGCGGGAGCTGCCGCCGGAATCACTGGCCGTGAAGATTGTCACGTCGCTGTTTTTGCAGCCGGTGCCGTGGCGCAGACGGGCAGTAGCTCTGGTGGTGATGGTGGCGACATTTATCTCGCTGGTCGCTGCCGGGTGGATTTTTACCGCGCTGATTTATCTCGTGGCGTCGCTGTTTTTCCGGCTGATACATACGGCCTGCCGTCAGCGTCTTGAGGGGCGGGAACCATGTCAAAGCTGATGATTGTGATGGTTGTGTTGTTATCGCTGGCGGTGGCGGGTCTGTTTCTGGCGAAGCATAAAAACGCCAGCCTGCGCACCTCACTGGACAGGGCAAACAATGTCGCCAGCGGGCAGCAGACGACCATCACCATGCTGAGAAACCAGCTTCATGTTGCGCTCACCAGGGCAGACAAAAACGAGCTGGCGCAGGTTGCACTGCGTCAGGAGCTGGAGAACGCCGCGAAGCGTGAAGCACAGCGCGAGAAAACCATCACGAGGTTACTCAATGAAAACGAAGATTTTCGCCGCTGGTACGGCGCTGGCCTGCCTGATGCTGTGCGCCGGTTGCACCAGCGCCCGGCCTGCACCGACGCCAGTGATTGTCCACAACGCCTGCCCGAAAGTGAGCCTTTGCCCGATGCCGGGCAGTGACCCGGAGACGAACGGTGATTTAAGTGCCGATATCCGGCAGCTTGAGAACGCGCTGGCACGCTGTGCCAGCCAGGTAAAAATGATTAAACACTGTCAGGACGAAAACGATGCTCAAACCCGACAGCCTGCGCAGGGCGCTGACTGATGCCGTCACGGTGCTGAAAACCAGTCCCGAGATGCTGCGGATATTCGTGGATGACGGGAGTATTGCCTCCACACTGGCGGCGTCGTTGTCATTCGAAAAGCGTTACACGCTCAATGTCATTGTGACCGACTTTACCGGTGATTTTGACCTGCTCATCGTGCCGGTGCTGGCGTGGCTGCGGGAAAATCAGCCCGACATCATGACCACCGACGCAGGCCAGAAAAAGGGCTTCACGTTTTATGCAGACATCAACAATGACAGCAGCTTTGATATCAGCATCAGCCTGATGCTGACCGAGCGCACGCTGGTCAGTGAGGTGGACGGCGCGCTGCATGTGAAGAATATCCCGGAACCTCCGCCGCCGGAGCCGGTTACCCGCCCGATGGAGCTGTATATCAATGGCGAACTGGTGAGCAAGTGGGATGAATGAGTTTAAGCGTTTTGAAGACCGGCTGACCGGACTTATTGAGTCGCTGTCACCGTCAGGGCGTCGGCGACTGAGTGCCGAACTGGCGAAACGCCTGCGGCAGAGTCAGCAGCGTCGGGTGATGACACAGAAAGCCCCGGACGGCACACCCTATGCGCCACGCCAGCAGCAGAGCGCCAGAAAAAAGACCGGTCGCGTTAAGCGAAAAATGTTTGCGAAACTTATCACCAGTCGTTTTTTGCATATCCGCGCCAGCCCGGAGCAGGCATCAATGGAATTTTACGGCGGGAAGTCGCCGAAAATCGCCAGTGTGCATCAGTTCGGTCTGTCGGAAGAAACCCGGAAAGACGGTAAGAAAATTGATTATCCGGCGCGTCCTCTGCTCGGCTTTACCGGTGAGGATGTGCAGATGATTGAAGAGATTATCCTGGCTCACCTCGACCGTTAGTTGTGCCATTCCCGACACCTCATCGTCACATTGCCGCCGGTATGACCCGGCGGCATCCTTCCCGTTATGAACACTCTCGCAAATATTCAGGAACTCGCGCGCGTACTGCGCAACATGATTCGTACCGGCCTTGTCGTCGAAACCGACCTTAACGCCGGTCGCTGCCGTGTGCAGACCGGCGGCATGTGCACCGACTGGCTTCAGTGGCTGACCTGTCGCGCCGGGCGTTCGCGCACGTGGTGGGCACCTTCCGTGGGGGAACAGGTGCTGATTCTGGCCGTGGGCGGTGAACTCGACACGGCGTTCGTTCTGCCGGGGATTTATTCCGGTGATAACCCCGCGCCGTCTGCGTCGGCGGATGCCCTGCATATCCGTTTCCCTGACGGGGCGGTGATTGAATATGAACCCGAAACCAGTGCACTCACGGTAAGCGGAATTAAAACGGCCAGCGTGACGGCTTCTGATTCTGTTACTGCCACGGTGCCGGTGGTCATGGTGAAAGCGTCAACCCGCATCACCCTGGACACACCGGAAGTGGTCTGCACTAACAAACTGACTACCGGCACGCTGGAAGTGCAGAAGGGCGGGAAGATGCACGGCAACATCGAGCATACCGACGGGAAATTCACGTCTAACGGCGTTCAGGTGGATGACCACGGTCACGGTGGTGTTAAGTCAGGAGACAACTGGACACAGGGGACAAAATGACAGCGCGTTATCTCGGAATGAATCGCAGTGATGGCCTGACTGTCACTGACCTTGAGCATATCAGCCAGAGTATCGGCGATATCCTGCGCACACCGGTCGGCTCACGGGTGATGCGTCGTGATTACGGCTCGTTGCTGGCATCAATGATTGACCAGCCGCAGACCCCGGCGCTTGAGTTGCAGATTAAGGTCGCCTGTTACATGGCGGTGCTGAAATGGGAACCCCGCGTCACCCTGTCATCCGTCACCACGGCGCGCAGCTTTGACGGGCGAATGACAGTTACGTTAACCGGCCAGCACAACGACACCGGCCAGCCACTTTCGTTAACCATCCCTGTGAGTTGAAACCATGCCGATTATCGACCTGAACCAGCTACCCGCACCGGATGTGGTCGAGGAGCTGGACTTTGAAACCATTCTTGCCGAACGCAAGGCGACACTGATTTCCCTTTACCCGGAAGACCAGCAGGAGGCGGTCGCCCGTACCCTGACGCTGGAATCTGAGCCTCTCGTCAAACTGCTGGAGGAAAATGCTTATCGTGAGCTTATCTGGCGTCAGCGTGTGAATGAGGCCGCACGGGCGGTGATGCTGGCCTGTGCCGCCGGTAATGACCTTGATGTGATTGGTGCCAATTACAACACCACGCGCCTGACTATCACCCCGGCAGATGATTCGACCATCCCCGCCGACACCGGCAGTGATGGAGTCTGACACCGATTATCGTCTGCGTATTCAGCAGGCGTTTGAAGGTTTAAGCGTCGCCGGGTCGGTGGGAGCCTATCAGTATCATGGTCGCAGTGCCGACGGGCGTGTCGCGGATATCTCTGTCACCAGTCCGTCTCCTGCCTGTGTCACCATCTCCGTGCTGTCACGTGAAAATAACGGTGTGGCATCCGAAGACCTGCTGGCGGTGGTGCGCAACGCCCTTAATGGTGAGGACGTCAGGCCGGTGGCCGACCGCGTGACCGTGCAGTCTGCCGCCATTGTTGAATACCAGATAAACGCCACGCTTTACCTTTACCCTGGTCCCGAAAGCGAACCCATCCGCGCTGCTGCCGTGAAAAAACTGGAAGCGTACATCACGGCACAGCACCGGCTGGGGCGTGACATCCGTCTGTCTGCCATTTATGCCGCTTTGCATGTGGAAGGCGTGCAGCGTGTCGAGCTGGCCGCACCACTGGCCGACATTGTGCTCAACAGTACGCAGGCGTCTTTCTGCACCGAATACAGCGTCGTGACCGGAGGCTCGGATGAGTGATTCGCGACTGCTGCCGACCGGCTCATCACCGCTTGAAGTCGCCGCCGCAAAAGCCTGTGCGGAAATTGAAAAAACGCCGGTCAGTATTCGTGAACTGTGGAACCCGGACACCTGCCCGGCAAATCTGCTGCCGTGGCTGGCGTGGGCGTTTTCGGTCGACAGGTGGGATGAAAAATGGCCGGAAGCGACAAAACGCGCCGTTATCCGCGATGCCTATTTCATTCACTGTCATAAGGGCACTATAGGCGCAATCCGACGCGTGGTGGAGCCGCTCGGCTATCTCATTAACGTAAAGGAATGGTGGGAGACAAACGACCCGCCCGGAACCTTTCGCCTTGATATCGGTGTGCTGGAAAGCGGCATCACGGAGGAGATGTATCTGGAAATGGAACGGCTTATTGCCGATGCCAAACCCGCAAGTCGCCACCTTATCGGTCTGAACATTATCCAGGACATTCCCGGCTGTCTGTATACAGGCGGTGTGGTCTGTGATGGTGATGTTATTACTGTTTATCCCGGATAAGTGAGAAACAATGAGCACGAAATTTAAAACCGTTATCACTACTGCCGGAGCCGCAAAGCTGGCAGCCGCCACTGTCCCCGGCGGGAAAAAAGTAAACCTGTCTGCAATGGCCGTGGGTGACGGTAATGGCAAATTGCCGGTGCCGGATGCCGGTCAGACGAAGCTGGTGCATGAGGTCTGGCGTCATGCCCTGAATAAAGTCAGCGTGGATAATAAGAATAAAAACTATATTGTGGCTGAACTGGTTGTACCGCCAGATGTGGGCGGCTTCTGGATGCGTGAGCTTGGTCTGTATGACGATGCCGGAACACTGATTGCGGTCGCCAACATGGCGGAAAGCTATAAGCCTGAACTGGCTGAAGGTTCCGGACGTGCGCAGACCTGCCGCATGGTTATTATTGTCAGTAACGTGGCGTCCGTTGAGCTGAGTATTGATGCCAGCACAGTGATGGCGACGCAGGATTACGTCGACAAAGCCATATCCAGTCTTCATCGTACTGTCATTGATGATGTGGTTCTTCAGCATAAAGTTGTCCACGATATTGACTACGCCGGGATTTTTGACGGCGCGGATAAGATGAGCCAGGGGTTCTGTATCTGTGATACGCCGCAGGGAACCCGAATGTTTCTGCATCAGCCTGTATCGGGTGGCGTAAGGATTGTTGAAACGACATTTAACCCTGACGGAGAAAACGAAAACCCGACGGTCATTTCGTTTTCTCCCGTTTTCGCTGATATTGGTCACCAGAGTATCGGGGCTGTATGTGAAGACGGTCGCGTGATGCTGTATACCCCGACCGCTGACGGCAAGGGTGTGAATATCATCAACTGGAATGGGGCTGACACCAGTCTGACAGATGTCACCCGTACGGAGATTTTCACCTCTGACTTTTTTACCGGGGATGAAATTATAACGGTGGCATTGTCGGCAGACGGAAGCCTGTTAATTGTTCAGTCAGGTGATGAGGCCGTCCATCTTCATTACAACAGGGATGATCGCCGCACAGTTTATGTTTTCGATCGCGCCTCTCTGACGTTTAAACACCGGATTTATCTGTCCACCCAGCCAATGGTGTCGCAGGCATTTCAGGGGATGGCCAGCGATGGTCATTATCTGTTTGCTTATTACGGTTATACAGGCGTATTTCTGACTCACCGCATTGTTGTATATAACCTGTCAACGGGCGAAGTTGTCAGACAGTTCAATGTGGATGGCGTTCGTGCCAGGTATGGTCGCCAGAAAATGCTGGGGAATGCAGAGCTGGGGTATCCCGTTTTGCAGGAAGCCGAAGGGCTGGCTCTCCATAACGGAAAACTGTATCTGCTCGATATGGATTTCTGGTGTCAGACAGCCGATGTGGTTTCTTTTGAGGGGGCATACTTTGCAGCACGTGCAACAAATTTTTCTGGCCGTTCTCCGGTGAATCCATCTTACTGGACGCCTACAGCATATGGAACGGCGGCTGCAACGAAATATGATGCCACGAAGTCTTATACGTGTGGCGTGGCGACAAAACGCAGCAAAGCTGTGGTTTCCGTGGAGGCTTACGACGGCACAGGCTATCTGGTGGACTCCGGCGTGGCGTTTCCTGACAGCCATGCCAGCCTTTTTCTGAGTCCTAATGCTGTAAATATAGCCCTGTCACCCAATGAAGACTTCCAGGTGGCAGCCTATGAGCAGAATCTGCGCTCGCATCGCCCGTTATTTGAGGTCAGAAAGGAGGCTCCGGATACAGACACTTCTGCTGCTGTTTTTCGTTTGTTCGGGGATGCGTTCCGAACCGGAGAATACACAGGCCGCTACGTTCAGTGGAAACACCGCCTGAACGCCGTGCACGATTGTCTGGAAATACGCGCTGACGTGGATTTGTTGAGCGGTGGCGGGATTAACCTTTACTCAATGAACGATACTCAGTCGGCGGGACGCACAAGGCTTTATTGTACCGATGGCAGTGAGACCTGGTCTGTATTATTGAGTCCGGTCTCGCCGTCATTTCATCCCGACCAGGACAAGGCAATGAATCTGGGGTCATCGCCAAATCGCTGGAATGTGGCATACCTGCAGGGCGTGAATATTAAATCGGATGACGAAACCCAGAAGCGCATGGCCATCAGCACCACGCTGAAGGCGGGAGCTTTCCAGGTATCAACAGCCGGGAATCTGGGTATTTATGACGATTCTGCTGACGCTTATGTAATTGCAGCCCGTAGTGACGGCACTGCATTCATGCAGATGGATACAGATATTAACGGCGCATTCCGGCCATCGGTTAACAATACCAGCGACCTGGGTGCGCCCAACAAAGCGTTCCGGAGCGTGTATCTCTGCAACTCGCCGACCGTTGTGTCGGATGCGACGTAAAGGATACACCGCGCGATGCGACGGCAGCCGAAAACGCGGCATTTGCAGAAATAGCACGGCTTCCGGGGGTGTGGCGCTGGTTACAGAGAATTGAGGAGGAGGGCGAGGACGCGCGTCTGCACGCCGGGCCGACAGTCCAGGCCGCGATAGCCGTGATGGAGAAACACGGTCTGGACTGGCGGAAATACAGCGCATTTTGTCTGGATTCGTGGGAAGCGGAGGAGGCACAGTACGAAGATATACCGGAAGAGTATGAAGATATTCCGGTTCAGCCAGCGATTTATTCGGATGAAGGGGAGCTGTTGAGCGGGACAACCCGTGTGCTTACCCGACAGGCGGAAAGGGTTCTTGTTCGCCCTGCAACCGAAGCTGGAAGCCGTTATCGCTTCCGGAAAGAGGAGCTTCTCTGGTGGTGTCTACGTGCTGTTGTCAGCCAGGTGGATTTGTTAATGGAACGTTTTGTTGACTTAAATCGTCGTTTGATGAAGTTGGAGACTTCAGAATAAACAAGCCTTAATGAGTATCTGCTTAAAATAGTGTTATCTACAGATCAAACTTTAGTTGATACGAGTCACTGTCCTCCCCGTAACAACTGGAGTTAAAAAAGACGTGATGACACATAAAAATAACATCAGATAATTATTTTTATGAAACCCCTCCCCCTTAATTTAGAGTGAGGGGTAAATGCGTCAGATACAAAGTGAGGAGTATCTGTAGCTAAGTGTTCTTTATATTTTTTCGCAAAAAGAAGAATAATCTCCACAGATTAAACAACTGACCAGCTCTCTTTGTGCGGGATATATTTGGGGCTCATTTACAAACCCTGTATATGGTAAGAATGATTTATGTATCAAGTTGAAAATATGAGATTTCTCATTAGTTGTTAAACTTTTTTTGGATAATATGGATGCCAGGTGTTCAACGCAAATAACCAACCACGCATTAAACATTTTTACTATTTCTGCTTCATTTTTATTACTTGATAAGATATAAATCAAACCTGTTTGTAATACTAAGACTCTTTGTTTAATGGAGAAAGATGTTTTAGATAGATGTGGTTCTTCATGGCGATTCAGAGAGTAGTAGCCTTTTCTTGCCAGTATAGATATCGTATTAGCTACAGTTAGAGCTTGGCAAGAAAAAAGCATGTCCTCATAGACTGAAATTGATGGGTTAAATAAGATGTTATTATTGATTAGTAACTCTTTTTTAAAGAGCTTGAAGATTTTTAATGATCTGAAAAGATGGTTTTTTATAATGTCCGCTTTATTTGTGTCTGCCTTAAATGGGCGTACGGGAACCCCTCTTCCTGTAGAGGAAACCTGCTTGAAATATACAATGTCACTATTATTTTTATAAGCCATCTGAATGCCATCGGACAGTAAGTCAGAGTGAATGGAATCATCAGAATCTAAGAAAAACACATAACGACCTTTTGCGGATTTTATTCCCTCATTTCGCGGCGCTGATGCATTTCCTGAACCAACTTCTCTACGGATAATACGATAATTTATTTCTCTCGAAATGTTATATTCAATGGCGGCAATGCTCCTGTCAGTGGAACAGTCATCAATGAAAATAACTTCAAAACAATTTTTATCTATAGTCTGATTGTTTAAAGATTTAATGCATTCGAGAATAAGGGTTTCTCGGTTGTGAACCGGAATAATAACTGAGACATCAAAGGGATAAATAGAATTAATTTCATTAATTACCGTTGTGATTTTTAGAAGAGAAGCTTGCAGGGCTGCTGTTAAAATAGCAGAAGATGAAATGTTTTCTTTTTTAGTATTGCCTTTTATAGTATAAAAAGAGTAATTATTTCGTAGAACAAAATCCACGTTTACACCTGGTTGGCTGGCTGTGAAATCTAATGCAAATTTCACGCCTTTGTATTCGAAATCAATAACGAAGCAATTTTCATTGTATAGCCATGTTTTTTTGATGTAATCATGCAGTGTTGTTTGTTCAAAGAATTCCACTATATTTTCAGACATGGCAGTGATATCGGTTTTCATTATGCAACCTCTAACGTTAACAATGTTTATGAATGTTCAGAACGCTACCTTCATAACATGAAGCATTATATCTGAACATTGTGACATGATTTAATGAAGTCATCTGTACATCATACTGCAACGCATTACAGTATAACTAACATGAGGGATTGTTTGCGTGGTGATTGTTTCGCTGGTGACAAGTTCAACATAATTAAATCTATTGGCGTACATTTTGAATATTTTTAAGCGAAGCAAATTATAAGTATAAAAATAGTTAATGTGAAGTTGTGCTCATATAAAAAAACCGCATTTACTCGAAAGCGGGGAAGATTTGAAAATTAATGGTGCAAATTGATGATTTCATATTCTATTCTGTATTGGAATAAAAGTGAATGCAATTATTTATTATAGATGGTTTTTTAAAAAGAGCCCGTGGAAGCAACGGGCATAAAACGCGGAATTGATTAAATTCTGTATAATTTAATTCTCTGATTCTATCATGCATATCATTCACAGTGAAGCTGGCAATTTAGTAAACCTAGTGATAATGCCGCTCGGTTTGATAACAAGAGAAACCACAGCGTGGTTTCGTCGAAGAGTTTATGATGGATATTCCCCCAAATATACACTCGCTTTGTGCTGTAGCAGCGCAGATGCTGGTTGCTATTCTTACCGGGAACTGGGCTTACAGGGCAATAGTCGTGTGTACATTCTTCATCGCGCACGTGCATATCCTGACTGAATGTCGATGGATAGAAAATATCCGCAAAGGGAAGCGGAGCAGCATACCGTGGTGGGGGCACGTGTATGGGGTGTTGGAAGTCTGATGGATTTCTTTGTACTAGACAGTTTGTATTTTCATCTTTTCTTTGTTTCTTTGCAGGTAATTATGAGCTGCGACAAATCCTGAATGGCCGGGAATACCGCAATAAATAGAGGCGGGCAAGTTGCCCACCTTTCCTTTATCTGTTGTTTCATACACTGACCATCCAGGTCAAATAGCGTCTCATGCTTTGCACAACAGAAAATAGTTGCACCCATTAACCACGGAGTTAAACGGATGAGTGACTATCATCACGGCGTGCAGGTGCTGGAGATTAACGACGGCACCCGCGTCATTTCCACCGTATCCACTGCCATTGTCGGCATGGTCTGCACGGCCAGCGATGCGGATGCGGAAACCTTCCCCCTCAATAAACCGGTGCTGATTACCAATGTGCAGAGCGCAATTGCAAAGGCCGGTAAAAAAGGCACGCTGGCGGCATCGTTGCAGGCCATCGCCGACCAGTCAAAACCGGTCACCGTTGTCGTGCGTGTGGAAGACGGCACCGGCGACGACGAGGAAACGAAACTCGCGCAGACCGTTTCCAATATCATCGGCACCACCGACGAAAACGGTCAGTACACCGGACTGAAAGCCCTGCTGGCGGCGGAGTCGGTAACCGGTGTTAAACCGCGTATTCTCGGCGTACCGGGACTGGACACCAAAGAGGTGGCTGTTGCACTGGCATCTGTCTGTCAGAAGCTGCGCGCTTTCGGGTATATCAGCGCATGGGGCTGTAAAACCATTTCCGAGGTGAAAGCCTACCGCCAGAATTTCAGCCAGCGTGAGCTGATGGTCATCTGGCCGGATTTCCTCGCATGGGATACGGTCACCAGCACCACCGCCACCGCGTATGCCACCGCCCGTGCGCTGGGTCTGCGCGCTAAAATCGACCAGGAGCAGGGCTGGCATAAAACGCTGTCCAACGTCGGGGTAAACGGTGTTACCGGCATCAGCGCATCTGTATTCTGGGATTTGCAGGAGTCCGGCACTGATGCTGACCTGCTTAACGAGTCAGGCGTCACTACGCTGATTCGCCGCGACGGTTTCCGATTCTGGGGTAACCGTACCTGCTCTGATGACCCGCTGTTCCTCTTTGAAAACTACACCCGCACCGCGCAGGTGCTGGCCGACACGATGGCTGAGGCGCACATGTGGGCGGTGGACAAGCCCATCACCGCAACGCTGATTCGCGACATCGTTGACGGTATCAATGCCAAATTCCGTGAGCTGAAAACAAACGGCTATATCGTGGATGCGACCTGCTGGTTCAGCGAAGAATCCAACGATGCGGAAACCCTCAAGGCCGGAAAACTGTATATCGACTACGACTATACCCCGGTGCCTCCTCTTGAAAACCTGACCCTGCGCCAGCGTATTACCGATAAATACCTGGCAAATCTGGTCACCTCGGTTAACAGCAATTAAGGAGCCTGACCGATGGCAATGCCGCGCAAACTCAAGTTAATGAACGTCTTTCTGAACGGCTACAGCTATCAGGGCGTCGCGAAGTCCGTCACGCTGCCAAAACTGACCCGTAAGCTCGAAAACTATCGCGGTGCGGGGATGAACGGCAGCGCACCGGTAGACCTCGGCCTTGATGACGATGCGCTGTCAATGGAGTGGTCGCTCGGGGGCTTCCCGGATTCGGTTATCTGGGAACTTTACGCCGCAACCGGTGTGGATGCCGTGCCGATTCGTTTTGCAGGCTCTTACCAGCGTGACGATACCGGCGAAACGGTGGCCGTCGAAGTGGTCATGCGTGGCCGTCAGAAAGAAATCGACACCGGCGAGGGTAAACAGGGAGAAGACACCGAGTCGAAAATCTCCGTGGTCTGCACCTATTTCCGGCTGACGATGGACGGTAAGGAGCTGGTCGAAATTGACACCATCAACATGATTGAGAAGGTGAACGGCGTCGACCGGCTGGAGCAACACCGCCGCAATATCGGCCTGTGATTTTCATCCGGTCAGCCTGGCTGACCGGTTAACCCTGATTCAGAAGTGAGAAAACCATGAACAAAGAAAATGTGATTACCCTGGACAATCCGGTCAAGCGTGGTGAGCAGGTTATCGAACAGGTCACGCTGATGAAACCTAATGCCGGGACGCTGCGCGGTGTCAGTCTGGCAGCGGTCGCGAACTCCGAAGTCGATGCACTGATTAAGGTGCTGCCGCGCATGACGGCACCGATGCTGACCGAGCAGGAAGTCGCCGCGCTGGAACTGCCTGACCTTGTGGCGCTGGCCGGTAAGGTGGTCGGTTTTTTGTCGCCGAACTCGGTGCAGTGACGTTCCCGAAAAATCTGTCGGTCGATGACCTGATGGCGGATGTGGCAGTGATATTTCACTGGCCGCCATCAGAACTGTATCCCATGAGCCTGACCGAACTCATCACATGGCGCGAAAAGGCGCTCCGGCGAAGCGGAAACACGAATGAGTAACAATGTAAAATTACAGGTATTGCTCAGGGCTGTTGACCAGGCATCCCGCCCGTTTAAATCCATCCGCACAGCGAGCAAGTCGCTGTCGGGGGATATCCGGGAAACACAAAAATCACTGCGCGAGCTGAACGGTCACGCATCCCGTATTGAGGGATTCCGCAAGACCAGTGCACAGCTCGCCGTGACTGGTCATGCACTTGAAAAGGCTCGGCAGGAAGCCGAAGCCCTTGCCACACAGTTTAAAAACACCGAACGTCCGACCCGTGCTCAGGCGAAAGTGCTGGAATCCGCAAAGCGTGCGGCGGAGGACTTACAGGCGAAATATAACCGCCTGACGGATTCCGTTAAGCGCCAGCAGCGGGAACTGGCCGCTGTGGGAATTAATACCCGCAATCTTGCACATGATGAGCAGGGACTGAAAAACCGTATCAGTGAGACCACCGCACAGCTTAACCGTCAGCGTGACGCGCTGGCGCGTGTCAGTGCACAACAGGCAAAACTTAACGCAGTCAAACAGCGTTATCAGGCCGGAAAGGAACTGGCTGGAAATATGGCCTCAGTTGGCGCTGCCGGTGTGGGGATTGCGGCTGCGGGAACGATGGCCGGAGTTAAGCTGCTGATGCCCGGTTATGAGTTTGCGCAGAAAAACTCAGAATTGCAGGCCGTGCTAGGTGTGGCAAAAGACTCCGCCGAAATGGCCGCGCTCCGCAAGCAGGCGCGCCAGCTCGGCGATAATACCGCCGCCTCGGCGGATGATGCAGCCGGTGCGCAGATTATTATTGCGAAAGCCGGTGGGGATGTTGATGCCATTCAGGCGGCAACGCCGGTCACGCTGAATATGGCGCTGGCGAACCGTCGCACGATGGAAGAAAACGCCGCCCTGCTGATGGGGATGAAATCCGCCTTTCAGCTTTCAAACGATAAGGTCGCTCATATCGGGGATGTTCTCTCCATGACGATGAACAAAACCGCCGCCGATTTTGACGGTATGAGCGATGCGCTGACCTATGCCGCACCTGTGGCAAAAAATGCCGGTGTCAGCATTGAAGAAACCGCCGCAATGGTCGGGGCGCTGCATGATGCAAAAATTACCGGTTCAATGGCGGGGACGGGAAGCCGTGCCGTGTTAAGCCGCCTGCAGGCACCGACGGGAAAAGCATGGGATGCACTGAAAGAGCTTGGTGTGAAAACCTCAGACAGTAAGGGAAACACCAGACCAATATTTACCATTCTGAAAGAAATGCAGGCCAGTTTTGAGAAAAACCGGCTCGGTACTGCCCAGCAGGCTGAATATATGAAAACCATTTTCGGGGAGGAGGCCAGTTCAGCCGCCGCCGTGCTGATGACTGCCGCCTCAACCGGAAAGCTGGACAAACTGACCGCTGCGTTTAAAGCCTCAGACGGAAAGACCGCAGAGCTGGTTAAAATCATGCAGGACAACCTCGGCGGTGACTTTAAGGAGTTTCAGTCCGCTTATGAGTCTGTGGGGACTGACCTGTTTGACCAGCAGGAAGGCGCACTGCGTAAGCTCACGCAGACGGCCACAAAGTATGTGTTAAAACTCGACGGCTGGATCCAGAAAAACAAATCACTGGCGTCAACCATCGGCATCATTGTCGGTGGTGCACTGGCACTGATTGGTGTCATCGGTGCCATTGGCCTCGTAGCCTGGCCGGTTATCACCGGCATCAATGCCATCATCGCGGCAGCAGGCGCAATGGGTGCAATCTTCACGACGGTTGGCAGTGCTGTTATGACGGCCATCGGGGCGATTAGCTGGCCGGTTGTGGCCGTGGTGGCCGCCATTGTCGCCGGGGCGTTACTTATCCGTAAATACTGGGAGCCTGTCAGCGCATTCTTTGGCGGTGTGGTGGAAGGGCTGAAAGCGGCATTTGCGCCGGTGGGGGAACTGTTCACGCCACTTAAGCCGGTGTTTGACTGGCTGGGCGAAAAGTTACAGGCCGCGTGGCAGTGGTTTAAAAACCTGATTGCCCCGGTCAAAGCCACTCAGGACGCGCTGAACCGTTGCCGTGACACGGGCGTCATGTTCGGGCAGGCACTGGCTGACGCGCTGATGCTGCCGCTTAATGCGTTCAACAAACTGCGCAGCGGTATTGACTGGGTACTGGAAAAACTCGGTGTCATCAACAAAGAGTCAGACACACTTGACCAGACCGCCGCCAGAACTCAAGCCGCCACGTATGGCAGCGGTGGTTATATTCCGGCGACCAGCTCTTATGCAGGTTATCAGGCTTATCAGCCGGTCACGGCACCGGCTGGCCGCTCTTATGTAGACCAGAGTAAAAACGAATATCACATCAGCCTGACGGGGGGTACTGCGCCGGGGACACAGCTTGACCGCCAGTTACAGGATGCGCTCGAAAAATACGAGCGGGATAAACGTGCGCGCGCCCGTGCCAGCATGATGCATGACGGTTAAGGAGGTGACGAAAAATGATGCTCGCGTTAGGTATGTTTGTTTTTATGCGCCAGACGCTGCCACACCAGACCATGCAGCGTGAATCAGATTATCGCTGGCCGTCAAATTCCCGTATCGGTAAACGGGATGCCTACCAGTTTCTCGGTGTGGGTGAGGAAAACATGACGCTTGCCGGTGTGCTTTATCCCGAACTGACCGGCGGAAAGCTGACGATGACCACGCTCAGGCTGATGGCAGATGAAGGCCGGGCGTGGCCGTTGCTGGATGGCACTGGCATGATTTACGGCATGTATGTCATCAGCAAGGTGAGTGAAACAGGGAGTATTTTCTTTGCAGACGGCACACCCCGGAAAATTGATTTTACGCTGTCGCTCACCCGCGTTGATGAATCACTGGCCGCGCTTTATGGCGATATCGGTAAACAGGCGGAATCGCTCATCGGTAAGGCTGGCAGTATGGCGACCAGATTCACGGGTATGACGGGGGCGGGATAATGCTGGATACGCTGACATTTGATGCAGGCAGTACGCTGACGCCGGATTACATGCTGATGCTCGACAGCAGGGATATTACCGGCAATATCAGCGACCGTCTGATGAGCATGACCCTGACGGATAACCGGGGCTTTGAGGCTGACCAGCTTGATATTGAACTGAACGATGCCGACGGGCAGGTCGAGCTGCCGGTTCGTGGCGCTGTCCTGACGGTGTATATCGGCTGGAAAGGTTTTGCCCTGGTGTGCAAAGGGAAATTTACCGTTGATGAGGTTGAACACCGGGGCGCGCCGGATGTGGTTACCATCCGCGCCCGGAGTGCAGATTTTCGCGGGACGCTCAATTCCCGCCGTGAAGGCTCCTGGCATGACACCACGCTCGGTGCGATTGTTGAAGCGATAGCCTCCCGTAACAGGCTGGAAGCCAGTGTCGCTCCGCCACTGGCCGGAATTAAAATCCCGCACATCGACCAGTCGCAGGAGTCAGATGCGAAATTCCTGACCCGTCTTGCTGAACGCAACGGCGGTGAGGTGTCGGTAAAAATGGGAAAACTGTTGTTTCTCAAAGCGGGGCAGGGGGTGACGGCCAGCGGTAAAAAAATCCCGCAGATTACCATCACCCGCAGCGACGGCGACCGTCATCATTTTGCGATTGCTGACCGTGGAGCCTATACCGGCGTAACGGCAAAGTGGCTTCACACCAAAGACCCGAAGCCGCAAAAGCAGAAGGTAAAACTGAAACGCAAAAAGAAAGAGAAACACCTGCGCGCACTGGAGCACCCGAAAGCGAAACCGGTCACGCAGAAGAAAGCACCAAAAGTACCGGAAGCGCGCGAAGGTGAATACATGGCCGGTGAGGCTGACAACGTTTTTGCCCTGACCACGGTATATGCCACGAAAGCGCAGGCAATGCGCGCCGCTCAGGCGAAGTGGGACAAACTGCAACGGGGCGTTGCGGAGTTCTCCATCAGCCTTGCCACTGGTCGGGCTGATATTTACACGGAAACGCCGGTCAGAGTGTCAGGCTTTAAGCGCGTCATAGACGAGCAGGACTGGACAATCACTAAGGTGACACATTTTCTGAATAATAGCGGCTTCACGACGTCCTTAGAGCTTGAGGTCAGGCTTTCTGATGTGGAGTACGAAACAGAAGATGATGAGTGATGTTTTTATTTTATCTGTTTGTTTTATAAGGATAAATTAACTAAAATGGCACCATCAACAAAACCGGAAGAGGTGCTCGCGATGTTTCATTGTCCTTTATGCCAGCATGCCGCACATGCGCGTACAAGCCGCTATATCACTGACACGACAAAAGAGCGTTATCACCAGTGCCAGAACGTGAATTGCAGCGCCACGTTCATCACCTATGAGTCGGTGCAGAGATACATCGTGAAGCCGGGAGAAGTCCACGCCGTAAGGCCGCACCCGTTGCCGTCAGGGCAGCAAATTATGTGGATGTAATTACAAACAGAAAGCCCCTCAGTCGAGGTAATGCCGATCAGTTAAGGATCGGTTGACCGATCCTTAAACTGCGGCACTATAACGGCTTCCACAACAGGGAGCCGTTTTCTTATGCCACTTCTAAATGATCTGCTCGATTTCAGTGACCATCCGCTTATGCCACCGCCCTCTGCACAACTGTTTGCAGAGCACCTTCCCGTCGAGTGGATACAGCACTGTCTGACGCTTTCTGCGCATGCGACCGTTCGCCGCCGTCGTTTACCGGGGGACATGGTTATCTGGATGGTGGTGGCCATG